TCGTATGCGAAGCACTGGCGTGAGCGGTTACATCGCTAAAGCCACCAGAGCCGGATATCCATCCCCAGTCACGGTACTTAAGAGGACCGAAGACGCCGAAAGGAAGGAATACCGCATTGGTAGTTCCTCTCTCGACCGAGTCGTCCATCACCACCCGAATGTACTTGGAGCGGTTAGAATACTGCCCATATTGGCGATTCGTTTTAGTGATAGTATCATAGGACTCATATTGGTCGCCGATTTGTTTGGCAATGTAGTTCGGCGATGCCGGATTGAGCGACAGGTTGTCCCAACGCTCCAGTATCGCCGGAGCATTGTCTTGGTCTTTCAATCGACGCACCAACACAGAGAAGGTTCCGTACTCTTCAAAAGCACCTTGGGGCGCAGTAATATTAGCAACAGAAATCTTCACTTCATTCTGTACCCACTCGCCACCCGTTCGAGCTTCCAAGCGGAAAAGTTTTTGCATATTAGACACATCGTAAGCTCCCGGCAGAGTGCTTGTGTCTTGAGCGAAAAACCAACCCGTGGTCGCTTTTTGGCTGGCGAGGCGCATGTCGTTCTGCTGGTCGCTGTGGTCTGAAATATTACGCATGGGCATAATCGCTGCCCAATAGCTATTGCCGAGACCGTTGCCCGATGTTGCACCGGAGGTTCCCAGGGTTCCAATCGAATTAGAGCCGGAAATAGTCAGAGCACGCTCGAAACTTTCTCCAACAAATAAATTTTGTTGCCCACTGGTTGAAGTAATATTGTCGTTCAATGTGGTGGGATTAACGTTCACTACTTTACGGATAAAGTCTGGACGTGAGGGGTCAAGACTTACTCGGTACTTGGTTCCCGAAGAGGGTCCCACACCACCTGCTGTAATGTTTTGAATAACCAAGGTCCCATCGCTATTAGAGGGAATAAGCAGGCACGAACTACCGGTAGGATGAGGAGTACTGCCATCAACGGGGTCAATCATCGAACCCGAAAGCTGAACACGTCCGCCTCCGTCTTTAAGATACATAATGGCTGCTAGTGAGCCCGTTGTCGCAGGACCACCATCATTGCTTCCGGCGGAGGCTGAAGGCCAAACATACAGCCCCCAAGCACCGCCCTTAGTAAGGTCGGTAAGACTGGTGGCATCCATGGCTCCAATTTTAAATCCTGCTTCTCCGCTATCGCTCGTCAGGTCAGGATGTTGTTCGCCCAACAAGCGAACATAGGTCAAAGTTGGGTTATTCCGCAACCAAGCTTGGGCTGCATAGGCTCCATAGGTGGGGGCGGTTTTATTACCTTCACGCCAAGTATCTCCACCTTGTCCGCCCGGAAGTGGTTCGCCAAAGGTGTCCACAAAATCCGAGAAGGAAGTTATCGTAACAGGGGTCATGCCGGGTCCCTTAAAGGAGCGACCGATTACTACAGGACCAGTATCCGCCGGGGAAGCTGGTAACTGGGAGTTATCAATTTCGTCAATAAAGACGCCCGGAGAGATGAACTTAAATTTTCTTGAAGGGTTATCCGCCAAAGCCTTATTCTCCTATATTTATGCACTATCAAAGTAGTCGAGGTGTTGGAATACACTACTAATAAATAGTAGCATTAATTTCCAATCTCCTTATAAATGACGGCGCTCTTTAAGGGCGATATTTATCTTTTCGTCCTGGGTGATATTCAGGGATGTCTCCGAGTATTACTCGTTCTCGTTGAAATTCTATTTTGGCGGCGGACTGCCGGCGGACTACATTAGGAGTCTCTTGGTTTTTACCAGCGCCGATGAGGTAGCCCAAAACTTTAATCGTAATTCCGCTTTTAAAAATGCGTTCGTCAGTGTTTAGGGCACCTACATTATTTTCTAACGTAAAGTTAGGGTCAATAAATGCCTCATAAGAGTTGCCATCGTGTTTAATACTAAAGGCACTAGGAGTCCCGCTCTGAGCAGCAAAACTGGCCAGCATAGTATTCATTTGTTGTTGGTATTCAGATATAACCTGAATGTTATATGTTACTTCCACAAACGTGGGCATCGGAACAGTCAAAGTGTCATAAACTATTTGCTCATTGACCCCTGGGAATGTTTGGTAGTTGTCATTTTTTCCTGAGAAAGATTTGCGGATAGCATTGGCGTTAGCAAAATTCTTTGTTTTGTCTTGGTTCACTACCCGAGCAATTTCAATAGAGCCGCCACGGTCATAATAATCGAAGTACGGAGGTACATAAACTCCATACCTTCCTTTGTTTTCTGGGTTCTTGACAATGGACTCTCGCAAAATAGAAATCAACGGGTAAGCCAAAGTTCTCCCATTGGGCCGAAGGTCAGGGTTATCTTTTATTTGAAAAGCTCGTTCCGGCATTGCATAAATGACGGGGACCTTAGAAAACCCCTGGTTGGAATCAGTGAAAATATCCAATTCGTCGTGAATGTAGTTATAAAGCGCATAATCAATATCCTCCAACTTAGAGGGGGCTAGTGGATATACTGCGTTTAAATCAACATTTAAAGGGGTATTAATTGGCATCGAACAATCCTCGTCGTGCTTGCTTGGCTACAGCGGTCACCTCAAGGGAGGTCTCGTCAGTAGTGAATGCACTATCTTGTCCAAATAAATAGCGGGGCTCAAATACGTCTACAATCTCAAAGTACATATCATCGTACTGTAAGAAGTCTCCTAGACGTACAAATAAGTTTTGGTCTTCAGTAAGGCGGCGTTTGTGGAAATGTATAGTAATATTATATAAGTTATCAAAACCGTACCGCTCCTGCACTCGGTCAGAGCCGTTATATTCAACCAGGGAATATACTCTAATCGGGGGAAGGAATGTTTTCTTCATAGCCTCACCATAAAGTGGGTGGTAATCTGTTCGCTCAACATCAATAGGGAAATACAAAACCTGTTCCCCGATAATCTTTTCAATAATCTCATCATTGATTTGTTTAACAAAGCTGCGCTCCGCCTTTCCTACAAATATAGGAGGCGGAGGAGAGGCAGGTTGAGTCCAGCGGTTGTTTGCCATTTAGTTATCCCACATAAATGCCGTGAGGAATTTTACCAATTGTCTGGTTAACCGCCTCCTGAAGGGCGGCGTCGCCTTCGGCTAGCTTACCATAGACCAACTCATCTAACACCGTCTTAAGTTCGTCTCTAAGTGCGGACTGTTCTTCTTTTGCTTCCGATATTAAGGCGGGACCATTAAGGGTGACGTCATTACCCGGTATAGGAATACTTGCCAGCTTAGAGCGGACCTGCCCCAGCGTCTCTTTACATAGAGCTAGAGAGAATCTGCGTATCCACTGCTTCCCAATGCTATTAATATTTTCATAGGGCACATTAGGAAAGGGGAGGGTATTCATGTTGTTGACGCCATCAGCCCCATACTTCCTATCTTCGGGTTCGTCGAACGCATCTTCCGATACCCTAAAGTCTACCCAAAACTTCTTAGGGTTAGTTCCCTGTGGAGTAGGGTAAATGCGAAGCTTGTTATCGTTAATCTTAAAGGAATAATGAGAAGCTCGCACATTCATGTCTTCTTCGTATGCATAAGCCTGAAGAACGTTTTGCCACGCTGGGACAATTTGAAATGTACTGTCGTCGGCATACATGCCGTAAGTAGTAAGGTTGCCTACAGTTCCCACGGCTTGTCCCCCAAAGAACAACCATGAGGCTCGGGGGGTTTTGTAATATACTTTTTGAATTGATACCGCAGATTTGCCCACCTTGTTATAAAAGAGTGAGTCTTGTTCCAATGAGGCGCTATAAATTACTTGTTGTAAATCATAATCCTGCTGATTAATGACGACATCAAAAGAAGCGGAATAAATTTGCTGCGAGGCTCCGACCCCGGCATGAAGCCCAGCGCCTCTTCCAATGTGAGTTGCATATCCCAACTGAAAGCGGGGGAACTTTAAGTTGGCTTTGGTATCATAAGAGCCTGTAAATTCGCCATCCTGATTGAAGGAACCAGTGTTGTTTCCAAGCATATCAGAAAGGACGTTTTTGGCCTGGTGAGTGTTGATGAGGTATGAATATTCTAAACATGCCTCTTCATACGCATTATATACGTTCTTGGGAGTTATCTCTAAGTCAAGAACATTTCCTCCCAACTTTGTGTACACATAGGCAACTTGGTCTACAGCCCCACTAATGAAGGCGTTTGACGAATAAATATTATAAGCCAAATCTCCGGTGACATCACTATGAGTCCCTTTAGATGGAAGAACAACAGCACTTACTTGGCTTTTAGGTTGTAGGTTAGTTGGCATTAACTAAATTCCTCGATTAAATAGGTGGGACACAGTCAACCTTATTAAATAGTTTTGTCTTCCGGTCTTAGCACATAAAAACAGAAAACCCCGCCACAAGGACGGGGTTCTCCAGGTTTTATTCAAACCGAGTAGGCTAATTAGCCGACTAAGTCTGTAACAACAACCAATCCGTACATGTCAGGACGCACCATTTGCTTGGCATAGCGAGTCATGACACCCTTGCGGGGCACGAAATCTTCTGTACCAAAAATGGTCGGCGTGACTTGCAGCGGAACATACGGAGCATACACATACCCACTCTCAAGGAAGCTGCTTCCACGGCGTCCAACCAAGAGAAGGTTGCGAATGAAGTAAGGATCGACGTGAATGTCCATCTTACGGCTCAACGAACCGATATTGACAGCACCCCAGCTTCCCTTGTCTCCATCAACTTCAACATTGGCCTTAAAGCCGCTGGTGAATTCGAGAATGCTTGCCACTTCCGGAGAGCAAACAACAAAGTTTGCGCCGCCACGAAGCGTCTTGCGATGAATGCGAGCACTCAAGTCGTTGATTGTTTCCAGAAGTGTCTCATACCACTCACTCACCGTGCCGGTGAAGTCAGGGTACAGGCTATTACCGTTCACATCACCGTTTTCACGGTTCACGAACTTGCCTGGGAGACGACTCCAATAAAGTGTGCCGCCCGAGGCACCATTGACCAAATCAGCAAGGATTTCTTGGTCAATTTCAAGAGCAATTTGCTCGGACAGAATGCTGGTCAACTCAACTTCAGCGTCGAGGTTATGGTAAGCATTCAAATCTTGAGCCAATTCCGGGGTCCACTTAGCTTTCAGCTTCTTGGTGACTGCTGTCACTGCGAGGCTGTCCACCTTGATGTCGATTTCCGGAATATTCGGATTGTTTTCCAATCCCCAGCCACCCTTAGTGGTAGAACCCTCAAGGGCTCCAAAGGGGTTACCGGCAGCAACAAAGCTATCGGCAGTGGGGAAACTCAGAGAAGCCGAGTTGGCAGTTACCGCAACTGTTTCCAGTCCGAAACCAAGCTCACCTTCAGGATCTAAAGCGACCATCAACAGGGTGGTGGTACTAGAACCAGAGAACTGAGTCAGGCGACGAGCATAGAAGCCCTTCTGTCCGTAAAGCAAGCTACCAGCGCCGTTAGCGCCTGAAATAGCCAATGCCGTCATCC